ATTTATCAAAGAATGTCATCGTTAAGCAAAGTCTAAAAAACTAGAATTTTTTTTGGGGTGGACTGCGAGAGGGGTACGCACCCTAGCTAGTCCAGTCCCATTCATTTGGGCGGATTTGGCTGTGATCTGACTTGTATTCTAGAGGGTTACCAATTCCATTCTAGGTCTATAGTTATATATAAGCGCTTGTGATTGAAGGCAGGAATACCCTTTAGGAATTATGTAAAACAAGGGAGGGAAGGGAGTAGTCTATCTAACAGACTATTGAATTACCCTACAGTCTATCTATAAGACTATACAGTAAGCACCTATATAAACTATAGATAATAGCTAATAGGTCTATATAGACTATAGACAATCTATATATAGATCTATTATAGCTATGCAAAACTATATCACAAAACTATCTTAAAAATATTTTATAAAACTTGTTGACATCATCAAACTAATGTCTATAATCTAGCTATGCACTGTTAATTAAGTGTATGTTTACCTGGTGAGAATCCAGGCTCTTAACTTAAAAGGGATATAAAAATGGAAAACGCAATCTATCAAGATGTAACCGATCAAATCATCGCAGAGATGGAAAAGGGCGCTGCACCTTGGATTAAACCTTGGAAATCTGACTCTAGCGTAGAAAAAAACATAGTAAGCAAGAAAGAATATAACGGCATCAATCGTCTAATTCTTGGAATGATGACTCACTTTAAAGGTTACCAGTCACCTTACTATGGCTCATTCAAACAATGGCAGGATCTAGGCGGTACTGTTAAAAAAGGCGAAAAGGGCATTAAGATTGTTTTCTATAAGCCAGTAGTTAAAACTGAGGAAAACAAGCAAACAGGCGAAAGCGAGAGTTTTGCCTATTCATGCCTAAAAACCTATTATGTATTCAATGCCGATCAAGTAGAGGGCGTTGAGTTTGAAAAGCCAGCGATCTCTCCTAGAGTTTATAACCCTGCACCTGCCTTAGATGATCGCATCATCAAAACTGGCGCTAATATCAAGCATGGCGGGGGTTCTGCGTTTTTCTCACCTACTGGCGATTTTATCGGGATGCCTAATCGTGACACCTTCAATGATGACTCTAGTTATTACGCTACTGTATTGCATGAGTTAACACACTGGTCAGGCGCTAAACATCGCCTAGATCGTGACATGAGCGGAAAATTTGGTAATGCAAAATATGCCTTTGAGGAATTAGTAGCAGAATTAGGCGCTGCGTTTCTCTGTCAGGATTACCAGATACAAGGTGAATTGCGCCATGCTGGATACATTCAAAATTGGCTCACTTGCCTAAAAGAAAACAATCAAGCAATTTTCAAGGCTGCTGCACTTGCTCAAAAGGCAGCCGATTATATAAACGGCTTAGACGCCATTACCAATCAAGTAGCAGCATGAGCCAGCGGGATAAATACGCAGCATATTGCTACTGGTGCGCTAAACAAGGGCTTACCGCCCTTAGTTTTGGCGCATGGTCTAACACTGTCAAAAAAGGGGCTTTATATGTTTGAGGTTCAACAATTAACAATTTGCGATGGATGGATTAATACTTGGATCAATTGGGGCGATGATGGAAAACCAACGCCTGAAAAGTTTAAGACATTCTCAGATGCCAGCATGGAATTAGATGATTTTTTACATGATATGGAAATTGAGTATGAATTAGGAAATATAGATTCACCTTACTTAAGGGATGAATTTAGGATAGTAGAGGTTTAAAGGCGTTTTAGGGGTTAGGTGTGATCTACCTATCATCTAACCTCTAAAAACCTGCTGGAGATCGTTTTAAACCGTTTTAAACCTGTTATTTATAGTTTTATCAATTATTTATACACTTTTTGGGGATATATATGAAAAATCAAGATATTTATACATTTCAACGCAATTTATTTATTAAGAAAACGCCTATACGCATGAGCGCATGGGCGCACATACGCACACACATACGCATGGATCAATTAATTGATATTGGTTCGGCTCTTGGTTTGCTGGCTTTAGTAGTTTTGGCTCTGGCTTGGTAGGAAAGCCCCAAGTGGAAAAAGCTAAGCCCCAAACCCGCTTTAGGCGGTCATCTCTTAAAAAAGAGAGTAGCTATCGTTTATCTTGCTGCTTAACTAAAGGGGTGCGATCCTGTAAGAGTCCCCCAGATACTAGCCAGCTTGTTTATTCCCTTTGGCGCTACACCATGCGGGAGGGGTGGGTAATGCCCCCGTTTAATTTGCTTTAATCGTGATTTTGGTAGCGATGTCAAATCCGTTGCTAAGCCCCCTTACCAACTGACAACAAAACCACGACTAAAACAAACTTAATCGCATTAAACCACAACTTTTTAAAAGGAGCAACAAATGAGTAAAGCAGATGATGATGCAGCAAAGTGGATGGAGATGAACTCTAGGGTTCAGTATCGCAATTTAATCAAGGCAAAAGAACTTGGGGATCTCTATTACATTAACGCTAATGGAGATGTAATCATTCACGATCCAAGTAAACCTATTGAGGAGAAAACAACACCTAATAAATAAATTGCACTAATCTTTATAATGTAGTAATGTCTTACCTGTAGTAACTATAAACCTAACTATTAATTTAAGGACAATTCGCTATGAAATATTGCATTGATTGCAAGTGGTTCATTGAAATAGAAGATTTTTGCGCCGCAGTCGTGGGTGAAAATCGTACATACCTAAAGGCTCGAGTAGAAAAATGCTCGTCCCCCCACGCACCTAAAGATCCAGTTTACGGAAAAGTACAGCCATTGCAGGCTAAGGATGCCCGAACCTTTGGTCATCTATGTACCAGTAATGCTAACTGGTTTGAGGCTAAAGAGTTTGAGCCAGTTAATGAACAAGAGGCAGATCTTGACGATCTCTCTACCATTCCATTCGGGAGATAAGCAATGACAAATAAAAGACCAGTAGGTAGACCTAAAGGCAGTAAAAATAAATCTCATATTAGTTTGACTAATGAAGATCTTGCAGAGCTTCAGAAAATGACACGCAAGGAAAAGTCAGAGATGGACAAGCTAAAGAATCTGATAGCTCGTCAAGATGATGTCATTGCGCAGCTCCAAGATGATCTGAGAGATCACAAAAACACTTGTGAAGTGTTGCGGGATGAGTGCGGTCAATTAGAGGAAAAGATCGAATCTTATCGTGAGATCCTTAAAACACTATTGGAGATAACAGAATGAACGATCAAGCAGATTTTTCACCCCAAGTGCGTAACAGTGCTATCTGGTCAGGAGATTCCCGTAAGGTTGCTAATGGCAAGATGGTTGATGTCATCTTAGAGAAGCAAGGAAAGAAGCCTCTGCCAGACCTATCCGATGTTGAGGCAGTGCAGATGGGTCATGTTATGCAGCCCACGATTGGAAGATTAGCTCAACAACGCTTGGGCATTGAATTAAAGGATGCAGACTATGCACTTACCCACTCAAATCATGATTGGTTTAAATCTCATTTTGATTTCGTCAGTTCTGATGGTCATACACTTGTTGAGGCTAAAAACTACAACGCAGGAGTTCGTTCTAAGTTTGATCCTGAGTCTAATCGGATTCCTGCTGCTGATTATGCCCAGCTTGTCCACGAAGCTGCTTGCCATAATGTTAATCGGATCTTTTTGGCTGTTTTATTTGGTGGTCAAGAGTTCCATACATTCGAGTTCAACATTTCAGACGCTGAAAAAGAAGATCTCATCAAGAAGATGGCTCAGGTTTGGGGCCATGTCAAAGCAGGGACAACACCCCCAGCAGAAACAGTCGATCAAACTAAGATCATGTATCCCGAAAGTAAAGAGGGGGTCATTACGGCTACGCAGCAAGTTGAAATGGCTGTCACTTACCTTAAAGATATTAAGAATCAAATTAAGAATCTTGAGGCTGCTGGGGAGGATATAGAAGTTCAGATCCGTAACTTGATGGGAGAAAACCAAGAGATCAGAGCAGTAGATGGCACTAGCTTGGTTACTTGGAAGTCCAGCAAGAGCAGTAGTCGTTTTAGCTCTGATTTATTTAAAAAGGCTATGCCCGATATTTATGAGAAGTTCGTTATTGAGCAGCCAGGATCACGGAGGTTTTTACTCAAATGAACAACATTGATATAGCAGTATGGATTATGGCTGTAAGTTCAGTCATTGACACGATTTACACAATTTCGGAGATGATTCATGTCTAATTTAGTCGCTTATTCAGAAATGGAGCAGATGGCTACGGCTATTGCTGCCAGTGGTTTGTTTGGCATGAAGGATAAAAACTCAGTCTTAGCTCTTATGGCAGTAGCTCAGGCTGAAGGTTTACATCCTGCTACAGCAGCAAGAGATTTTCACATTATTCAAGGCAGACCAGCTCTCAAGGCAGACGCTATGCTGGCACGCTTTCAAAATGCAGGTGGAAAAGTTACAT